TTGGGGATTCAAGCTCTGGTAACTGTTCTTGTGCTATAGGTATGCTTCTTTGCAGTTGTTGTGCTATGTCTGGTATTATTTGTCCAGTTGGTTCTGTTGTCCTAAATGTTTGTTGTTGATCAATAAAATCATTAAACATTCTAAAAGGAGTTAAAAACCCACCAAGAACATCTGAAACAAACCTAGTCACCGCTTTGTTTATCTTTTCTTCGCTATCTATACCGCTTATATCATTAATAATATTATCAACTAATGCTAGTCCAGTTCCACCCCTAAACTGCGCACCAGATAAACCCTGTATGATGTCTTTAGCATCGGGGGGTATTCTTCCTTGCTCAGACCTAACTACAAAATCTGCAACTAATAAATATGGTGTTAATGGAAAATATGGTCTTGCATCAATAGTTGTCCCGTCCGTTCCTTTTAATTCATACCACTTTTCACCGCCATAACCTTTTCTTTTTGCTTCGATAGCACTCAGTAATAAAACACTACCAAGCATAGATTTACTAAAAACCCCCATGTCACCAGCGGCAACTTTAGATCTTTCTTTTGCGCTTAATAAAGACAAAGGTCCGAGTGGGCTATGTTTGAATTGAAATTCCATAGCGTTAGTCATAAATCTTGCAAATGGAAATACCGCTGTAGTTACGAATGGCACGGAGTTAGCAAAATTTACAAAAGCTTTACCAAAAGAATTTTCTGGGTCTTTTGCGTATGTAAAAGCTAATGATTCATCAACAGCTTTAGATACATCATCTTGTGTAATCTTAGACATATCATTGTTTTCTACAGCTTCTTTTAAACTAACACCTTTTTTCTTTAAAGTTTTGTCTAAAGTAGCAGCAAACATTCCTCTTCTATAATAGTATTCCTGCATCCTGTTTAATGTATTTAAACCATCAGTTATTTTTTGTGCAGTTTTAAATTTTTTAGCTTTAGTTGCGTCTGCAACCTCAGAAGCATAGTTAGTAAACAATCTGTCTTTTTCTTTTACGAAATATTTTGTTACAAAATCTGTTGCATCTTTTGCAAACTTTTTATCTCTTGTTAAGTTCATTAATAAACCAAATGACTGGTTGTAATCAACTGGAACTTCCTCAGTTCCAAATAACCTTCTCATTGGATTGAATGTAAAATTTAAAGTATTGTCCATTATATCGGTTAAGGTGTTTACACCAACTCTTCCTATTTGTGCTGTAAAGTTACGCATGGAAGTAGCAATTTGACTAACCAATAAACCCCTTCTTGTATTATCTAAATCTCTTAAACCTTTTATTGTTGCAGCTCCCCAACTATCTTTTGGAGTTATGCCTGATATTTCTTCTCCTATTTCTTTTAATCTTCTTTCCGCAACACTAAATCTTGCTAGTTTTTTACCAGCATCAGAAGCATTTATTTTTAAAAATTGTGAAAATTCTAAAAGATCAATTTTATTTCTTTTTAGCACATCAGTGAAAACATCTTTGTATTGTGGTGATGTTTTAGATAATTGTATTGCGTCTAATATTTGATCTGATATTTGCACATTCGGGTCTCTTGGTATATTAAGTTCATTTAATATATCAACAGCAGTATCTACAGTTTTTTTATTTAATCCTACTGTAAGTTCTGGTTGTATATCTTCAGTAACTATACCAACTTTACCCCTAGCCTCTTCACCAAGCGCTTTTGTAAATGGTTGTATTTCTGGTTGTATTTCTTTTTTTGCTTGTTGGATAGTAGTTTCTGTATCAATAATAGATGGCTTTTCTTTTTCAATTGTTTGTTTTGCAAGATCTTCTGCTTCTACCTGTTGCAATTTATTAGCAACCCTTCTACTACCTAACGCTCCAGTTGCGCCACCCAATGTAGCTCCTGCAAGCGCTCCTATGGTAGCTGCTTTGGCAGATTGTCCAATATCAAATTTTTCTTGTTGTCCTGCTTGTATTCTTGCTGATTGTCTAAAAGCATTATCTGTTGCTGTATATGCTCCAGCTTCTATAGCACCAATCTTTGCGCCTTGTTTTAAACCAGCTTTGGTTGCCTGTTTAACTCCTTCTTTAATACCTTGCTTTAATGCTTGCGCACCTGCTGTTGCCACACCAAATGTTCCTATGCCAACATATGTTGATGGATCAGATAGTATTCCTGTAGCTGCTCTGCCAAATCCAGCTATGCTTGGAGCTTTTTCATCATACATATCCATTAATGTAACAAAATCTTTTTTTTGTTCATCTGTAGCTGTGTTTAATTGCGCAGCCTCAAGACCCATTTTTGGTAAATTATAATTAAACCATCCCATGTACCTTAGTGCATAATTTGCGTATTCTTTGTCAGAATCTAAATCAGGAGCATCTTCTCCCTCGTTCATTTTATAAACAGATTTAGCAGCGTTTATCCATGTAGGATTTTCAATTATATTTTTTTCAGTTAATTTTTCTGTATTTTGTATGTTTGTTTCTGTAGCAACATTTTGTTTTGCAAATAAATTGATGGCTTCTTGTTGTGTTGGTTGTCTATTGCTGGTTATTTTAAGAGTTTTACCAGTATTAGGGTCTTTTATTTCATATACAGGCATGACATTTTAGCCTTCTATTTTTTTTATTATTAAATCTGTATTAATTTGTTTGTCAGGGATAATACCAAGTTGTTCTAAAATAGATTGTGAATCATCTCTTTTAATGAAATTGTCATATATTATTTTTTCATATGAACTTAATTCTTCGACATCACCATCTAATTGTTTTAGTTTATTTAAAACATTTAGCTCTTCTTGTTTTATTGCTTTACTTGGATCTATTTGTTTTGGTTGTTCTGTTTTATATCTTTCTAATAATAATTGTGGCAGTCCTTCATGGCCTATACTTTTTGCTAAATCATAAAAAGGAGACTCTGGGTCTATTGTTTTAAGAAACTCTTGATAATTTTCTTTCATTTGTTTTTCTCTTTTTTTGCCTTCTTGCATTTGTTGTAATTGCATAGTATTTTCGACAAAGTTTTTATCACCACGCAATGCACCCCCTAACGCATAAAGCATTAATGCAAGTTTATCGTTTTTACCATCGCCTTTAGGTTTTAACCTTGGCGCTGTCGCAACTGTGTTTGGTATCATTTGATTACCATAAGGTACTAAACTGTCTGTTGAAAGAAATCCGTTTGCCATTTATAAAACTCCTATTTATTAAAAAATCCGCCTGGCAATAAACCAAAACTAGCTATTTGTGCTGCGCCACCTAATATATCGCCCAATCCAGTTTTTTGCGATCCTGTTTGTGTTGTAGTAACTAGAGGTGTACCCATACCAGCTTGTAATAAACCAATTTGTTGCTGTGGATATGCCAATGCTCTTTGGAACTCGCCTCTTTGCGCTTCGATTGCTCTTTGTTGTAGCGCTTGCTGCTGCGCACCCGCTTGCCCTAGCAACCCTAATCCTTGTAACTGACCAGTCTGCAAACCACCTAATAAGCCTGCTTGTTGTTGCCTTGCTTGTAATTCAAACTGTGGCGCAAACATTTGCATTTGCTGTTGCCTTGCCACATCACGCTCCGCCGCCGCTTGCGCCTGCTCAAAGCCAGACTGCCTTAAACCAGCAGCTGTTCTTGCCATCTGCTCTGCGTAAGGTCGTTGTGACTCAGACTCTAATAATGCTGATCTTGAACCACCAAAAGCGCCTGCTCTTATCGCACGCTCCTGCGCACCGCCTCGCGCTATATCAGCTTGCTTTTGTATATCCTGCATTGCAAGATCAATAACTTGTTGCTGATAAGGTGATTGATATGCGCTGATGTCTTGACCAAGTAAAGATGCAGCTTGACCAGTCATAGGTCTAGCTTCTTGTGCTAATCCTTGTAAAGCTTTTGTTGGGTCATAACCCATACCAGTTTCAAATAGTCCTCTAGTCGCCTGAAACTGTCGTAGTTGATCTGGCGAGAAACCTGCGACCATTGGGCCTGTGTAAGGTATAAACGGCTGTTGTGCAGCGCCTCTAGCTGCGCCAAATAATTCCTTAAACTGTGCTTCTTGGAAAGCTGGTAAGCTTGCTTCTTGAACTGTTGTGGTTTTTCCTTTACTCATAAGTCTTTTCTAATTAAATATTCTGTTTCAAATCCTAGATGTTTTAGTTTTCTTGTCCATCCTTTTCTACCGCCACCATACAATCTTTTGATGCCAGCTTGTTTTGCGAAGGCTTCTATGGATGGTAGCATTGCTTCTAGCTCTTTATAATCACCACCACAAAATAAAAGATTCATCGCTTTAACCTGTGGATATATTACAAATTCTGTTATGTATGCAGACTTTTTGCCTGGCCATAAATGGAATATACCTTGTCTTATTTTATCCTCTATGTCGTCAATTGTATAGGAATCTTGATGTTTTACAGCTTTTGCTATATAGGGTTTGCACCTATCCCATTCAATTTCCCAAGGTTCTTTTTTAACTTGTTGTATGTCAACTACTTTATTAGTCGCCTTTACCATATTCTATAATGCTTAAAACTACATGTATGTTTGCATGGTTTACCTGCGCTTTTAACACTTCGCCTTGCTGAATAATAAAACCTTCGTTAGTTTGTAACTCTTCAGTAGCATGTGCGCTTATGTTGTGTTGTTTATAAATAAAAAACTCATTAGAACTTGTATCGGTAATAGATACGTCTATATTGGTTTGTTGATTACCATGATCGCAAGCAATAAATCCTTTAACAACAGCAAAAGTAAAATCATCACCAGTTGGTGCTGTGTAAATAGTTTGCTGTGTAGTAGCAGTAAAAGAATATTTAACATTAATTGCTCTTTGTATGTACTGCTCTTTTGCCGCTAAGGTTAATGACATTATCTTCTACCTCTTTGTCTTAGGTTTAATCTTATATTACCAACTTGAAAATCTTGTGTGGTTGTACCTGTTACAGTCATTTGTACTTGTCTTGCTGTAAACCTTGCATCAGTATAACCATCGTTTTCAAAAGTAAATGAACCAAAGTCAGTCTCTGCGCCTAGCGGTGTAAACTTGCCTTTAAAACTTATCGTTACACCAGGTAATGTATTAGCTTCTTCATCTGGAATGATCTGATTACATTGCACATAGTTATCGCCGTTGCCTAATTCTATTGGACCGCTTGTGCAAAAAGGTACATCAGAGTCTAGATTAGGTGAGTTAGATAATAAGGTTGATTCATGTTCGTAAATAAAACCAAGTGAATCACCTGCAATTGGATAGTCAAAAGCACCTTGGTCAATCCAACAGCCTCTATCTAATGATCCAATGGACCAAGTGTTTTCTCTGTAGTTCCAAATAATATATTTGTTAGGTCTGTACTGGCTTGTGCCTACTGGGAATCCCCACCATATCTCGTTAAAGTTTGAGTTGTGTCCACCCCATGATGCGTTTCTACCTGGAACATTTAAGTTGTCATATACAAAATCATGCACTTCACATGGTATTTCTCTTACAACACCATCATAAACAAAGTAAGCATTTTCACCCATCCATGCTAGGAAGTTACCTGTTTGTACTACTGATCTTCTACTTACTGCTTTACAGTTAGAACCAGCTGCTGTAATACCATAAACAAAAGGTGAGCCAACATAGCTCATTCTATCTATACCAGTATCACTAAATATAATGACATCGTTTTGATATTTAACACCTAGTAATGCCCTACCGCCTGTAGGTATTTGTAAATCACCTGCTGTGTTTCTAGCTGTGGATGTCCAGTTGGTATTATCTTCTCTATCGCTCCATGCAACTTTCCTAGGATCACCACCCGCACCAATAGCAACTAAGTGCCTTTCGTTTGTTACTAATATAGCTTGGTTATTAATAGGTGCATTGCTTACTACTGTGCCGATAGTATCAGGCGATCCACCTGCTGAGTCTGGTCGCCATTGATAGATTTTGCCGTCACCAGAAAAACAAAAGATTAGGTGTTCACCCCAGTTGTCAAAGGAGAAATGACCCTGTTGTAAAGGTAAACCTGATTGTGATCTAGCATCACCATAATCTTCTACACCCCAATGGTATGCACCATAGCCTAATGGATCAGCTGTAACATCGTTTACAAATCCTGATGGTGTTATATCAGTCCAGGTATTGTCGTAAAGCACATAGATCTTTTGTCTAGTACCAACTGCTAATACAGAGTTACCAGCATTATCTTTATAGGCGTACATGCCAATAGGCTCGCCATCTAATGCTGTAGCTCTTAGTTTAGACCAACCGCCTATAGGTTTAAGAAAACCATTTTCAAAACGCACTAAGTTGCCGTCAACCCAACGACCTTTATTAGCATAGTCAGTTCCATTTTTGACTATCCCAGCTGGCGGAGTTACAGGCAACAGGGCCATGATTAACCTATAGTCTTAGTAACGGATGTTGGTGTGATGATTTCAGCTATCTTTGCATCTAATGCTGCTTTCTTTTCTGCAACATCATCAGCTCCGAAAACTCCTTCAACCCAGCCTTGTACGTCAGAAGCTGTCAAATCTGCAAAAGCTGTAAAGCTTGAGATGTCTGAAGTATCTAAACCACAAGTCCCGTATGAAGTAGCAGTAATGTTGTTGCCATCAGCATCCTGATTAGCATCATCTTCTGCTGTTAATCTCCAATGCACGTTATAAACAACGTCTGCATTACCATCTAGTGTTGGGTAAGTATCAACTGTTGAAACGTCCCAAGTATATCCAATTGCCATATTATTCTCCTTTAAGTGAGTTAATTTCAGATTGTAAGGCTTCAATCTGTGTTTGTTGTTCTTTTACAGCCTTTACAAGATGTACTACAAGTTTGCTGTAATCCATTTGGTAATGCTCTTCTTCAGAACCTGTTACTGCATTTGGTACTATCTCTTGTACTTCTTGAGCTATAAGACCTTCGTCAGCTTTACCATCTGCTTTCCAGTTATATGAAACTGGGTTGAGTTCATTGATAACTTCTAAACCTCTAGCTTCGCCTGTAACGTCTTTTAATCTTGCATCTGATGAGGTGTTGTAGGTTGTTGTAGAACCATTGGTAAAAATAGTTCCAACAGCACCATTGCCATTTCTAAAAACAACATGTCCTTCACTTCCTGTACCAGTTCTTCTTGATTCAAAAGTATATGAAGATGCGTGTTCGGCAGTTATTCTTGCACTAAAAGAACCAGCAGTAGTCCCAACTAACAGATTACCTGATGAGTTTATACGCATTTTTTCAGCACTTCCAATGCCAAATTTCATTGGTCCTTGACCACCGCTTACCCAACCTAAATCAAGTAATATACCACCTGCATCCGTATTGCTTGGTGTGATACTAAAAGCAGTTTTTGTTGTTCTTAAGTGAACATCACCTGAAGATGTACTTGTTGAACCAACACTTAAATCTGCTGTAGGACTGGTCGTGCCAATTCCAACATTACCTGATGAGTCTATTCTTGCTGTTTCACTTCCGCCACTATTAAAAATTAATTGTGCAGAAGATTTTAAAGTAGTATTTGTTCCATCATGCTCTAG